CTTGCCCCGCTGCTTTTCCTGCGAGGAAAACGATAATCTGAGTAGGATCGGTCATGCCTTCTGGCAACCCGAGCCCCTTGAGAGTTGCCAAAAGCGACTCGTCCATACGTTCAACCCTTTCATGGTCATAAGACCTGCGAACAGTAGAATTCGGATCCGCGCCCGTTGCGCAGATCGAAGCGTTATGGGGCTCCCATTGGAGTACGATTTCCGCTGGACCCTCAATCACCTTGCCTTGTCGGGTGGTGTACGTTTGGCCTTCCCTCACAAATTGACGCTCTAGGATCTGGGCATCAATCGAGAAGTCGTTCAGGTGGCCTTCGGTGTATCTTGTCGCGACAATCTGCGAGTCCGCATCGCTTGCAAAGTCAGGCAGGCCAAGTAGCTCATCGCCTTCGATAACGATATTTCGAATCGAGCCAAAGACGTTGCGTACCGTCTTGTCGTTGTGCGAATCGACGATAGGCAACTGCTTTTTGTCGTTGCGGAATCGGACGCCATCCATCAACAGGACTTGCTTGATCCATCCGCGATCTTGATCGTAGATGTCAATCGGCGTCTCTGTCGCAATCACCGCTCGGCCATCTTTCACGGCCCCAAATTGCCGAACGATCGAACCGCCCTCGATGGGCTTGGCTTGGTGTCTTGCGTCAAGTTCTTTTCGTCGCTTGATTAGGTCTTGCTTGTTCATGCTTGCACCTCAGCCGGTAGCGTGTCCACCGATCCGTCTTTTGCGTCGTCGATTAGGGCCTGTACGCTCGCTTCACTCATGCCGACCGACGATAAGAACACTCTGGCCGCCGCTTCGCTAATGGCCCCGCTGGAAAGCTCGTCGAGAGTCTTGGCAATGGCTTTGCGGTTGCGATTGAATTGGAGCGTTGATAGCCCCATCATTTCGCCGCTGCCGGTCGCTGGTTGTGTTTCTGCCGCCCCTTGAGTCTGAGCCGCCGAAATCGCTAGCTGCGTTTGCTCAGGAGTCTGCAAACCGAGCTTTTTGAGCAATCGGTTTTCCTTGGCCCGCTGGTAGAACACCGTTCGGAAGTTGAGCCCCTGAGCCCCGAGGACTTCGGAGTAGGTCGCCGTGAATGAGTTGATGCCCGCTTCGCTTGTTACTTGCTCCACGCCCGGATCGACCCATTCCCATTTAGGGGTTTGCCACTCAACGGGGGTAAACCGTCTGCGGTCGCTCAATAGGTCGATAGGCCCTGGGAAGCCGTCGAGGTTGGTTCGGCTTGCTGCATCGCAAAAGCGATCCCAAACAGGCTGCAGCAAGTGCCTGATAAGGTACTTCTGAATGATGCGAAACCGCCGCCGGTCTTCGAGTTGGCTAGTACGGCTCGAACTGTAGGAGGTTTGCGAATAGTCTCGAGCTACAACCTCGTAGGATAGCCCGGTCCCTACCGCAATCCCTCGAAGGATAACCTTGGTCCATTCTCCCGCCGAAGTGTTTGGCCGCGTTGGGTTGATGATGTCGACCGATTCGCCTGGGTTAAGATCGAAGATTAGGCCCGGCTCGATGTACCGCTCTCGATTGCCTGCCTTGTCAATACCGCTGCCGGTGTCTGGATCAGACAAGCTTCCCACTGGCGTTTCGGTCTTGATTGCCGCCGTGAAGCAGGAAGCGATAGCCGAGGCCTGTAGCTCATTGTCAAGATACGTCCCGAGGTCCCTGATCGACGCCAATGCTGGAGCGAACCAAGTGACACCCCGCGTCTGGCCGACTCGATCCTGCCGGAATAGGTGGATAATCTCCCGGGCTGGGATTTCCTTTGGCGTTCGGCTTACCGCGTAGGGTTGCAAGGGGTGATCGTCATAGATCATGTAGGCAAGAGGCTTGCCCGATTCATCAACCTTAATACCGCGAATTACCCGCGTACCATCGCCGCGATCGATGCCCATCGTGTAAGTGTCTCGATCGGTCGCTAGCCTGTCGGCTTCGATCAATTCAAGAGCCATCGGAATCGGTCGGACAATACCACGGTATTTTGTCGACTCCAAATTGACAATCCGAATCAGAACTTCGCCCGCTTCGACCATTTCTCGAAGGGCGATAATCTGAATTTCTTCGAGGGTTAGCCGCCCGTTGATATCCGCGACTTCGGACCATTCCGACCAAGCCTTATCTCTCAGGTCGTTGATGCCCTCGATGTCATCGCCTTCGGGAGTCTCGAACGTCGATTGGGCTTGGATGCCAGCACCGACAACCGAAGAAACGATTGTGTCCACTACGCCCCAAGCGTAGGAGTTATCGCGAACCAGCCGCCTAGCCTCTGCCCTGAGCCTGTCGGCCCCGAATGGGCCCATTAGCTCTTGGTCGGCTGGTAGATTCCTTGGGTGTCTATTGCTGCTTACCCTAGACGGTTCGGCCCCTTGGTAGGATCTGGCAAGGGCCCTGCGTGCTGCCTGCCGTCGCAATCCCGCGAGGGGGCTAACTGCCGAGACGACCGAATCGATAAATTGAGTAATCATCGACGGCCCCCTACGATTCTTCCGAGGGAGATACCGCCCGATCCGCTTTCACGTTGGACTTGATGGAGCAACGCTTTTCGCTCGGCCATCAATGCCGACAGGTCAAGCTTAGTGACGGTCCTAGAGCCAATGGAATACTGAGAAGCCCCCCCGTTTACGAGGGCCTCAATAGCTGCGTCGATTAATGCTAGAAGGCTTGCCGCTGATGCCATGCGTAAATAGTTGCATGGCTTGCTGGCCCCTGGTAGATGCCTGTACTATTCCATTAGTACACTGGCACAAATTATTTACGCTCTTGGGTCCAAGTATGCCCGCAGTAGGAGCATTTGCAATATCGAGCATTGGACTTGGTGCAATAGACCCTCGAGTAGCTTGTCCCGATCGGTCGGCGTGATTCGCAAAGGGTGCAGGGCCTTGCCTCATCTTCGCGGGGGATGGGGCCAGTACCCTCCCCCATCACGACACTTTTCAGCTTGTCGACTACGCTCTGGTACGCTTCTTGGCTTATGCCATCCGCAATAGCCCTCAGTTTGGATTCAACCGGCTCGTCGTCTACTCGGTTCGGGTCGATCGCTACGCCATTGGCCTCGAAATACTCCCCATCGTTGAGCATTGCAATAACGCGATCGGCCTGAACGTCGACCCCTGCCGTTACTGCCTGTTCGGATTTTCGTTTTGGTCTCTTGCTCATATCACCCTCTCCGTTTGGGAATCCATCCGCCTTGTCGCTGCCTGAATCGCTGCTGCCCGTGCCTGTAGGCTTGCTGGACAGGCTTGGCTTGTTTTGGCTCATCGCTGATATGCTTCGGGGCAACCTCGATTTCCGATGGGGCGATTAGCTTGACCCCGCAGGCCTCTGAGCCTGCCGCTGCCATGTAGGTTGCATCGAGCCAGTGATTTTCGCCCTCTTTGGGGAGCCAATAGGTTTTAGCCCCTTTGCCCTCAGTGAACTTAGTTACCAGTTCTTCGGCTGCAATATGCTGCGCGTACTGCGAATGTCTTTTTTCCCCTTCTGGAGTAAACACCGAAAGCGAGCCGCGCCGAAGCATGTTGTTTTCATCGAAGGTTGGCGTCAAAAACCTTTCGTGGACGAATTGCTTCCAGTAGTCGGTATCCAAATCGTAGAGCCACACCTTAGCCGCTGGCAAGTGCTGCGCGTGAATGTTTGCCCCTGCTATGGTTGTTGATGTCGTCTTGGCCTTTGGCTTGTATGCTGGAATTCCCTTCGACGGGTGAAAGATGCCGCTAACCTCTCGGCAGAACTGGTACGCCGCATTCGTAAAGGCCCCCGAGTCGACTAAGCAAAAGTCGATTGCCCGCCGCGTTCCAGTTGTGTCGACAAACTCTTTTTGGAGCAGTTCATCCCGAAGCGTTAGCAAGGCTTGGTAAATCATCGGCTCACTAGCCTCGTGATCCATGCTCTTGTCGGTCCCGTAGACCTGCTGGAATCCGTAGTCGGTTACGATGCCCCCTGCCCCGTGCCACCACGCCGTGACAACCCAATGGAGCGTGTACTTGCCCAAGTCGATCGCCGCTGTCAGAGCTACGGTATTGGCCGGTAGTTGCCTTCGGACAAAGCCGCTGATTCGAGACTCGACCAAAGCCGGAGTTATACCCAAGCCCATTGGCCCGGCTTCCTCTGGTGGGTCGTTGTCGTCTTCGGTCGATACCGCTTTTTGGCCACGGTCGGCTACCCGGTTGAAGTAGCTGTGAACCGCCGAAAGTTCCATCGGCTCGCCGTCTAGGTGCGTCTTGCGGGAGTAGCTGGCCTGATTGCTTACTACCGCCCCGCGTTCAATCTCGGCTTGATTGTCGCGATAGAAACGGAAAGCCTCCCGAGCGTCTGGGTCGTCGGCTTTGCGTCCCTTGCGTAGGTCGATGTACTGTTCAATCAGGTCCATCCGATCCGGCTTGGTCACTAACTTGCGGTATCGCTTGCCCCTCCAAGATGGTTTCTGCTTTGGGTCAGTGTATTTGAAGGCGATACACTTCCTATTCTGAATCGTGCAAAGCATCACTCGAGGGATCCGCTCTGAGGACTGCCCTAAGCCGCCGATATCCTGCTCGATTATTTCCTCGTTCTTCGCGATCATCGTTTCGCTTGCCGCTGCCTCACGGTCTTCGATGTCGTCGAGAATTGCCAGCGTTGGCCTAGCCGATCTGAACTTGGTCCCGCGAATAGCCCCATCGATACCCAGGGAGTAGAACACTTGGCCCTTGCTGCATGGCTCGATTTCCTTGGGCCAATCGGGGATCTGGCTGCGGTTGATCGTAGGGAAGACAAAGAATTCCGGCCCGATAACGATATTGGTCGCTTGGCCCTGGCAAGTCTGCATCCTCCCGCGGCTCGACCAACCGCCAACGGCCTGGAATGGGATCCCGATCTCTGGGTAATCCTGGATGAAAAGGTCGTTTTGCTGCAGTTGCTCAACTAGGTCACGAACTTCCTTTTTCGCTTTGTCCGCGTTTTTGCCGATAACGACTGGAAACGTCGATAGGCCCCGGACCATTAGGAATAAGGCAACGCGAATAGCTAAAGTCGTTTTACCTTCGCCCCGAGGCCCTGCGATAGCTTGATCCCCGCCGTACCTAGCCGCGTCGATTATCGACTCGATCATGGCTAGCCGGTCAGAGGTCCACGCCTCGAAGAATTGAGAGCCGAAGTAGGTCGAAAGCCAAAGAGAGCAATCAGACTCAGCCTCAAGACGCCTAGCGGGGTCGAGAGGGGGCAGGATAAAAATATCCCGTTGGCTAGCCCGCTTCTTGGCCATCAAATCGCGTTGGTATGCTCGACGGTCGCCCTTAATCGGGTCGGCCTGCAATGCCGTTTTCGGATGCAAGCTTAGCAAGTTCTGCAATTGGGACAGACTGAGCGAGCTCAAGAAGTCGGAGTCGTTGCTCATTTTCTTTTACCTCCCGCTTTGCGTCGAGCTCTTCGCGTTTGCAGTCGATGGCATCCGCTGCGAGTAGCACCTTGGCCGCATCGATCGCCAAATCTGGATCGGTCAAGCATTGCATTAGGGCTTGTTTGATCGCCTCTTTGTCGACGTTCCATTTTTCCTTCAAGGCTCGATTGACCAAGCGTAAATCCTTCGATGTCTTGATCTCCAAGCAAACCGCCCCCTACCCCGCGAAACCGCTTGCTAACGTGCTAACTTTCATTTGAAATCCTGGGCTAATGATCTGCGTACTAAAACGCCGAGCCTTTGGAAGTACCTTCGACCTAGGGGGGCCTATCATGTTTGCTTCTCCTGCCACTCAGCATTCTTCCCGCTCTTGACCCGCGTAATCTCGACGCCTGAGCCGCTGACGATCTCGACCGACCATTCATACCAACCCGGTCGAAGATCTCCTGTAACGGTCTTAGCAACATCAAAATCCAGGTGGACATTACCGCCTGTTGCATCGGTCACGGTCCCATTAGCAATGAATTCATTAACCCCCTCATCGTCCTCATACCTCATCCCGAATCGAGCCGTCGAAGTCGCGATAACATACCCGCTAGGTAACTCCACGGTCCATCGGAATCGCCGTCCGTTGGCCGCTAGGTAATCATCACCGATGATAAGCGGGCTTGCCAGTTGGCCCGTTGCCGTCACTGGCGTAGATACGTTGACGGTCCCGCCCGCCGTAATCAGTGCCGTCTTATCGCGAATCTCATCCAG